AACGATCAGCCTACAGCGAATACAGCAATTGTTGATGCAGCAGTAACAACTTCAATTGTGTTGTAATCACCCGGAACAACAACATAAGCATGGCCGTGATCATTTCTTGCAGGAAGCATTACAGAATGCTTTCCATTAAGTTTCACCTCAACATCATTGTTCACCGTACAAAGCATATGAATACTGTAAGTGTGATGAGCGATGCTGACCGCACCATCTGCTGTTTCTAAGCTTGTGTTTGAAAACACAATATGTCCATCAATCATTATTTCCTCCATTATCTTGATTTTCCCCTCTTTCCGCCTGATCACCAGATTCTCTTGGATCAGATGAACCTCCGGGGCTGTCTGCCCTAGCATTCCTTGGAACTGCAGACTCGTTATTGTTATTGCCTATAGGAGCACCTGGCCCATTACCGCCCTGCTCTTTCTTTAACTTTGTTGGATAAGGCAGAGGCTCATCGCCGTCTGTTCTTTCCGGTAGACCAAGTTCATTACGAACCTCATTAGGTGTGACAACCTCGGTACGAAGGTATCTATCATAAATCCTTGACTGAATGTCTTCATCAACAAGATCAATCCTATCAAACTTGATGCTTACCAGATCAGTAAACTCGGCAATAAGTCTATTAAGTTTCTTTTCAATAATAGATTGATCTGGACCGATTACTTGAGTCTTAAATGTCTTATCAGCATCCCTTGAAACCGCCAAGTTTGCATTATCATAAACACCTACTTTTGGAGCAGGAACTCTGTTGGCAACAAGGATCTCATCCCTGTTTGATTTGCGATACTTGTCAAATGAAGCATCTTGAATACCAGCCTCAAGCTTTTCAAACTTAATGTCTGTGTCTCCACCAAGAGATGCTGGAAGTGGGACGATTAGCGTACCATGATTGCGCCCCTTTACCTCTTGACGGAAGTAATTAACCAGTTCCTGCTTTGATCTTTGACTTAGCTTAGCACCCTTAACAATAATTGCATATCTTGGAATAGCCTTATTTTCGAAATAGTCAATATTGTATTCTTTTGCAAACTTGTCACCAACAATCGCAGCGGCAGCGGAAACACTTGAAGGGATTCCGTAATATGAATTATTAGGAGAATAAATCTTAAAATGAATTATCTCATTAGGCTTAGGATCTGAGTTAATCGGATCTTCTGTCTCTGTGTCCTGAAAGTTTCTAAAAAAGACCGCTTGAATCTTGTTACTCTTGGCGATCTGGACATAGCCATCACGATGGCGTCTGACACGCATAAGAACTGAAGGAATATGGCCGATATAGCCGATCTCTCCTGAATTGGTTCGACCTATTTCTAAATAGCCATTTCCCGTTGTTAGGGCATCAAGCCAGACTTTATTGATAGTTTCAATAAAAGTTTCTTCTTCATTGAAGTTTTCAAACTTTGTTTCTAAATCCTGACGAACGTCCTGAATTGCTTTCCTTACACGATCCATCCTATCAGGATTAGACTGTGCCTTCTCCAGCCTTCTTCTCGCCTTAAGGGTTTCAGGGAAATGATACCCAAGTCCTACAGTATTCATAACCCTAGCATTTATTGCTGCATTATGAATTGCACTTGAATCGTACAACTCGGCAAGCGTATATAGATCATATGGAGGACTTACAACATCATATAGTGAATATCCATCAAGTTCTTCTGGATCAATATACTTGGCTTCGGCTCCCTCTACGCCTTCAAACTTTTTAGAGAGACGAGTAGCCTTTCTTTTCATTCTTGGAGAAAGAGAAGAATACTTAACTGTCTTGAAAGGATCGTTGTTTTCAATCTTTCTGATTGTTTGATAATAATTTACATCATCAACAAGAATCTCTTCAGCCTCATCGTCAATATGACTCATTCCCTTATTCATTACTTTCTCCTATTAAGTTCCTTTTTGACGGCTGCTTCAATAATGTCTTCGTAAGGATCTGGCATTAAGCCATTGGCCAAACGCTCTGCTTGGTCATCTTTTTCAGATGCAGTAACTTTTCTAGCCCCGCCAACCCAAGTTGCGTATCCTTCCTCAGAACCGGTCCAATAAAGAGCAGCCTTCCGGACCTGTTCTTCAACACTCTTGTCACCAACGATACCCTCTGCACAAAGAACACCATCGCCATCAGAGAGGGGCTTACCATCTGCCATAATCCAGATGCATACACCAAAAGCCCGTTGTGGGACATAAAGTTTCTTATTCTTGACGTAATCAGAGTTCATCTTTGAAATAATACACCATCTTGTGTAAAAAAGCATCGGTAAACGGCAAAAAGCGTACCATTACGGTACGCTTCTCGCCAGAATGTAGAAATGGTGCCTACAAAACCGCTACTTTATTGGACAGGCACCGCCCTCGCACTCTAAATCCTCTAGAGCATACTCATTGATACGATCAACAAAGTCAATATTCTTAATCTTTGACTTCATCTTAAGATACTGATCCTTGTCAATCTCTTCATAAGGAGCAAGTGCAAAGCCATGATCACTGTGTAGAAGGAAGGATACAGACTTGAGCTTATCCTTATAGTTTTGCTTCATCCATTCCTGAATCTCAGGAAGTTCTTCCTTTCTATAGTAAACAGTTACAGAAACATTATTATCCGCCCATTCGGACTGAGCCTTCACAACCCAATTCAACTGATCCACTGCAGTAAGTTCCTTAGCAAGCACAGCATGCTCTGGCGTTTCACAAGGGAATGAGACCACACAGACAGTATGATTCTCCTTACCATCAAGACCAACATCATACTGAACATCGTATCCCTTATCACGACAGTAATTCACAAGAGGATCACTGCTACCCATACGAACTCTGCGGATGTAGTATTGAGAGTAAGCAGGATGAATACCCGGAGTTACACCGGCCAGAAGGCTTAGAGTGCCAGAAGGCTTAACCGTAGTTAACTTGATTGAAGCATTAATGCCAAGTTCCTTTGACCAAGTCTTATCGTATTCACGAAGAGCCTCATAACAATCCGAAATCCATGACAGTTGCTCATCAGTAGCCTGAAGCCATCCAGTAATACCTTGACCAAGCCGACGGTTTCTTGTAATGACCGTTTGAGACTTGGCATATGGGTAATCAAGAGTCGTAATAGCCTTCTGAGTCTTGTACAGAAGACGACTAAGGTCAAGAAGTTCTTCCTTGCTTTCAATATTTGGCAGGAAAATCTCAGCAAGATTGCACGGCTCACCATCTTCCAAACCAATCTCACCACAGTTGTGGACATAAAAACCGTTTGCATCAAAAGCATGAACATCACTGACGGTGCAGTCATAAACATCTTCAACACCATCTTCAACAATGTCAACAATTGTTGCAGTATATGGCTTATCGTAAAAACCCCGCTTCATGTCAGAAGTCTTTGAAGTCCAAGAACCCATCTTTCTTGTATTTTCAAAACCAACCGTATCCATGAAAGCAACAGCATTCTTGCCGGTAATAACAAGCCTATAACTTTCCTGCGTAAAATATGTTCCACCGGGCATGTTTTTGTATCCGGCTTCACGATTCAAATAAATATTTGAGATAATACCAAGCCTTGCAAGCATTCTTTGTACAGCAATAAGCATTTCGTAATTACTTTGCGACAGTCTAATCGACACGCCCCCCTTATCCGAGAAACCTTCAACATGACCATCGGCATCAAAAAGCCCTCGCAAAAAACCAACATAGAAAGCAGAAGATGCTTGCTCAACATCAGGAGTAACAGTCTTGTTACCCTTAACAATTGAATACTTCTTTGCTAAATCACGCAAACCAGTGTGCATAGACCGTTTCTGACCAGAATCAGAAACATTAAACCACCCAGAAAAATCAGAGCGATGAGGTAATAAATCCATAATTCTTGTCAAGCGGTTCTCTGGGCCGTCGCCGCCATCAGACTCTGGCCAGACAGCAACCGCAGGGGTTCCATTCGGATAGAAGGTACCATCACCAACAAGGTGACCAAGAATGTATCCATCATCCTCAGTACCTTCACCAAACCAAGAAGAGTTCTTATGATTGTGCAAAACAACCTGATCGCCAGCGACCAAACTGCCCGCCTCAACCCAGCCTCGATCTGGTGTCATTACCTTGTGATTATCGGTTAGACGAACAGAGTATCCGCTTGAAGTAACAAGCTTCAAAACAGGCTTTGTGCCAGTCTTCCAGAAACTCGTAGCAGAGAATGGCTTACCATCAACGATAGCAATAAAACCAGAATCAAGAAGATCCCCAACTATGCGTGGACCCTCGTCTGTTAGAATCCAAGTGTCAGCAGTGACACATGGATTTGTGCCGATCACCTTGCTGTCATTAATCTTTTCACCAAGACGACCAGTCTTGCGAATAAGATCACGATTAATAAGTCCGTAAGGTTCACCTGAGCCATCATACCCCTTCCAAAATTCGTCAATTATCTCGTCGTATGAATCTGCAAAAATTGAGTTATTAGAATTACCACGCCATGCAGGAATGTCACCCTTGGCCCAATTCTTTGCACGAAGATACAAGAAATCATCTGGATCACCAATCGCAATCTGTGCAGAGCGACGAGCAGAGCCAGCAACAACAATCTTTCCGATAATGTTGCAAATATCAAGAGCGTCTACAGAACGAATCTTCTTACCAATTCTTGCATCAAGAATCTTACAAATATCGGCAATACCCTCAATTAAAACTTCTGGTCCAGAGGCTGTGCCACCAAAAGTCTTAAGTGGAGCTCCAAAACCACGAATCAAAATAGTACTATACGAGAACGAAGCACCAGTATTGAAGTAACTGTCTAGAACCTTACCAAGCAGAGCCGACCATCCCTGACGAGAATCTGGGACAATAAAGTCAGCATCATTTGTGCGCTCATGAACAATTCTTGCTACTGGCTTAATCTTAGGTAGATCATGGACAACTGCTCTTTCGACAGTAAATCCAACACCACCGCCAACCATAAGATGATCCATAAGGAATTGGAAATCCTCAACCTTAGAAATAGTTGTCATCCAACAATTGACAAGACTAACTCCACTCATCTTTCGTACCAGCGGAGTACCCAATTGCCAAAGGGCACGTCCAGCAAAAATGCCCTTTAAATTAAAGATGTAATCAAATAGGCGCTCAGCCTCTTCTTTCGTATACCCAGCGCCAATCTCTTGAGCACCATTGATTGCCCTAGCAATTGTTTCAAACCAATATTCCTTACGCCCAAGAGCTTCGATATCTCTTGAATATGTGCGGCGATAAACAATCTCGCCCATGCCGTTGAATCCCCACGGCGGGGTCTTGTCCACATACTGTGCGACAAAATCTGGTGTAATAACGTTACTCATTCAAACCTCCAAAGTGATAGATATCTATCGTATCAACTAGGACACTACTGATAAAGAAAAAATGCTAGGGGGTATTAAAAATTCTTCTCGTACTCGTCTAGCCGATTGATGATCATATCAGCGACAGCGCCCCATGAGCGGGTTTCGTGAAGAATTCTTGCGGATTGCAGAGTATATTTTTTAAAGTCGTCGTATTCATTGACGACATGCTCCATAAGATCACATAAAGCATCATAACTCGGAGAAGCCCATTGACCAGCATCAAAAGCGTACATACTACTTTGCTGATTAGCATCATCCCACTCAGCTTCTAAAGGAATAGAGTAATTAGCAAAGTCAGCAGTACCAGTTAAGTTTGTGACAATGCTTGGCATTCCTGTAGCAATAGCTTCAAATGGAATCATGCCAAAGCCTTCACCCTTAGTCGGATAAACTAAGCAATGACACTTGTGGTATAACTGAACCATTTCTTCAGTTGTTAAGTTATGACTTACAGCATAAATCTGAGGATGATTATAGGCAGGAACCATTCTGCCATTAAGATAAACCTCTGCATCACAAAACTTATTGTACTTTAATACAAGTTGAAAATCATCTTGACCTTCATACAGGTCTAGGAAAGCATCAACAACAAGTTGAACATTCTTACGCTTTGATTCACCACCTACGTGTAGAAAGTTAAACTTTCCCGTAATCTCTCTATCGTATATTTCAAATTCATCTGAAATGCCGTGAGGTATAACATGAATGTTATGATGAAGATTATTCTTTTCATAAACCTCTTTTACAAATTCTGAGGTAGCCCAAAGTTCGTCACACTCCGATATAGGCTGTTTCCATGACTCAGGAACTTTAGTTGATTCCCAAGGTGTATAGCCTACAGTATAACTTCTACCAGTCTGGTAATACATAGGCTGACAGAAATTGATATGATAGGGAATATCTCTACGGTTATAGAATACACCTACCCCGCGAGATTGTAGACCCTTAATTGTACTAATTGCGGCATTAGAATACCCTTGACTGTACCAGAGTTCTCCGCTTTCATCCACATTACTTGGCGTGAACCAACTTATTTTTTTCATAGAACCTTATTACTTAGTGTAAGTTTGCATGTCCAGACATTTTACACCCTTACGAATCAGTTTCTGTGCATCCTCCTCAGAAATTTCACAGGTAACTGGTGTCCCTCGGTAAACGCAGCGAGTAGCTGCTATGTAAAACCCATCACACTTCATAATAGAAATATAATCAGAGTCTAAAACCACGGCGGGACCGCAGTCGTCTGATTCAACGATTGCAACAATGTTCATAGATATATGTTATCACTCTAAGCAATAAAACGATAATGACGTTACGCGTAACACTGTCTAACGCTGTGTGCTTCGCGTATTATAGTGTGAGAAGGTATCACAGATTTTGGCGGTCCGTCTCGTTTTACGGAATTTTTTCCAAAAAGCCGGAATCTGGATGATTCAGTGATAGCATCATACCCATGAACTACGGAAACAGTGTCAAGGTTTTAAACGAAGGTGCAGTATCTCTGATTGAAGTTATGGGTAGCGACTTAGATGTTGTCAATGCTGCCAGAGTTAGTTTTTCTGCATACCAAGACGAGATGAATGATAAAGCAGCGGGTCTTGTTAATTATCTTCTTAAGAATAACCATGCAACACCGTTTGAGCATGTTTTGTTTAAGTTTTACATTAAGTGCCCAATCTTTGTTGCAAGAGAATGGTTTAGGCATAGGTGGTCTTCATTCAATGAGATGAGCATGAGATACTATGTTCCAGATTCATTAGACTTCTTTTTTCCAAGTGATGAGTCTATTCGTAAGCAAGTTGGTAAGCCGGGTCATTATACGTTTGAGAAGATTGATGATCCAGCAGTTTACGATTTTGTGACAGAAAAGTTTCAAGAAGCTTACACCGTTGCTGAAAATAACTATTATGAAATGATTGAGGCTGGTATTGCAAAAGAGATTGCAAGATCAGTCCTACCAGTTGGTCAGTACACAGAATTTGTCTGGACGGTAAATCTACGTAGTGTAATTAACTTTCTTGCGTTAAGAAATGATGAAAACGCACAGAAAGAAATTAGACAGTATGCAGAAGTAATTGAAAACCTTATTTATGCTCATGTGCCTGTAACAATGGAATCGTTTATTAATAACGGCAGGTCAGCGATCTAATGAGAATTGTTCCTTACGATGGAGATGAAGAGATAGAGGATATTCCTACCTTATCTATCTTGATTAAAGCAATACCTTTTGAAGACGGCTATGCTCCAGCTTTTACGCTAGTTGCTCCAACTGACGATCACTTTATTTCCATTGATGAAGCAAATTGTTTAATGGATGGGATTGAAATAGCCCGTGATAGAGTCGATGAACTTATTGCTTTAATGCTACAATCTAAGATTGCGGAACGTTTTGCTGAGCAGCAAATTATCTTGTATGACCAAGATGAGGAGGACGAAGAAGATGATAATGGGGAAGGTGATTAAGGATTTTCCTTATCCAGAAAAAAGATGTCCTTACTGCAACACCAAACTAACTCTAGTTAATGCAATTCATTACGAAAATGATCCATATCATTTTAAAGCTTTATATTTAGATCCAAATCCTAACTGTCCGGTTTACGACGAAGGTGCATTAAAAGGATATGCTCGCATATACTATTCCTCAGAAGAGGCATACTGGTATTACGGAGATGTAAAGATTCCGGTTCAAAGATGGAATCGTGAAGACTTGTATACGATTTACAAGTAATCTGATAAAATAGAAAGTACTATGCCAGTTGAAAGATGCTCAGACGGTGGGAAGCCGGGTTTTAGATTTGGTGATTCCGGTAAATGCTATACATACACGCAAGGTGATCAGGCGGGTATGAGAAGCGCAAGAGACAAGGCCCGTGCTCAAGAAAGAGCCGCTTATGCCTCTGGCTTCACAGGAAAATCGTATGACGATACTGAATACGACTTTCTTAATGAATTCCTTCTAAAAGAAGAAGTTTCAACATACGAAGAATTCCTTGAAGATGTTATCAAAGAGGCTGAGTATGAAATAGTTCTTCCGCCAGATGATCAAGAAGAAGAAGGTCATGAGCATATGATGCTTGATCGTTTAGATGCCGAAGAGAGAATGTTTGCAAACGCACTTCTTGCTATTACTCAGAAGTATGGAAAGTTTAATGCAGATGACGAGGGTGTATGGGTAGGGTTTGAAACTGGTGAAGATAATGAAGATGCAGAGATTGGCGTAAAGTGCTCTAATTGTGTTTTTGCTCACAGCGAAAAGGTTTGTATGATTATTGAGCAAGAGATTGAGCCAAATGGTAAATGCAGGCTTGCTGTTATTCCTAAAGGTCTTGTCCAACCAGATATGGACGACGAAGACGACGAAGATGAGGACGATGAAGAAATGGACAAGGTGACCTACGGTCGTCCCGGTCCAAATGATCCAAGAAAGACTCCTGCTAAGCCATCCGAAAGGCGTAGAGGATCTTCTAGAAACCGATCTGGTTCTGCAGAAGGCGGTTCATCTGTAACATTCTCGGATGCAGTAACACGCTCTCTTAAGACAAAGATGGATACTCATAACGACAAGCACGGCGATGCAGCATCAAAGCGTGCTACAATGGCCGCTCTGAAAGCGGTTTACAGGCGTGGTGCTGGGGCTTTTTCAACCTCACACCGTCCGGGTATGACAAGAGGTCAATGGGCAATGGCGAGAGTCAATGCTTACCTTTATCTGCTAAGAAACGGCAGACCGTCAAATCCAAACTACAATACAGATAACGATCTTTTGCCGAAGGGTCACCCCAGAAGCAGCAAGAAGTAATAAGGAGATAAAAATGATCATTAATCTACCGTACGATAATGTTGAGGTTATGAAGTCTCAGCATGAACGCATGAAGACATGGAATGAGAACATGATGAAGCAGCATGAAGCTGCTGCCTCATGGCATCAATCACAAATTGAAGAGCTTGAGAAGGCAATGGTAAGAGTTCCTTTAGAGCCTGAGCAGAAGCCAGCACCTAGCGCAGGCGGTTCCCGTGGTTCATCGACTGATGGCCCAGATGCTGCCGCTCCTGCACCAGTTCAGGTACCGCTTGATCCTATGAAGAAGGCAGACCTGATTAGCATTCTTGAGGATCATGCCGCTCAATTTGGTGATTTTTCCAAGTCGGTTGAAGAGATTGCTGAGCTTATCCTTGGTGAGTGATGGACTCGGCAGGTATGTCCGCAATTATTGTCGCGCTTATAACGACATTAGGTGCGGTACTTGTTGCAATGTTTAACTCGCTTAGAAAAGAAAATCGGCAAGATCACAATGTCGTTAGGGACAAGCTAGAAAAATTGGATGAAGATATCAAGCATATTGATAACAAACTTGATGATCATATTCAATGGCACCTTGACGATAAGTGATATAATATAGTTCGTGGTAAAGCCCTTGGCTGTAAGTATTTCGTAAGATTATTTATGGTGCGGGGGCTTACCCATTTTCGAGGTTATATGGAAACCCCTTTTTACCCCATCGTTGAAGTTTTCTGGAAAGATCACTACGCCATCGGTGACGAGTGGTATGATGAGGTCGGGAAAAGGGATGTCAGGATTATTTCCGCTATCGGATATCTTGTTGATGAAGACGAAGACTATTACTACATTGCTGCCAACTACGATTTTGGAAATCATACTTTTTCCTCTGGGACTGCTGTTTTAAAAAATTGCATAATAAGAAGAAGGGTACTCAGTAAAGGTAAATTTAACTATGATCAGTTTTCAGGAACAAGAGCGTCTGATGAAAATCGTAAACGCACAGCACTCTTTAAAAAATTCGGAAAAGACCCGGGCTGGAGCTAGTGTTATTGTCGGCTTTAAGGATGAAAAGTCTTTAAAGCAAATTATTGCTCACTATCAAATAAATGAAGATGACGCAAAGTATTGGTGGGAGTATTTTGGCTTCTCTGGTAGTTCTGTTGAGAAGAAAACAAAGACCCGGAAAAAGAATCATATCTTTGAGTTTCTTAAAGAGAATGCCGGTTCAGAGATTACTGTAAAAGATCTTTGTGATAAGTGTTCTATTAGCCAGCCAACAGCATACAAGTTTGTTAACGATAATATTGGATGGTTCAAAAAAGTTAAACGAGGTTTATACCTTATTGTCGATGCTGATGAAGAAAGAAAGAAGGCAAAGAGCAATGGGTGAAATAGAATACGCTGTCCGTGAACATGACGTAACCAATGAAGAAGACTTAGTTCAGGGAACTGTAATGTATACAGTTTATGGTAAGAATGGGCCTTGGCATGATATGGTTACTGGTCCCGCAGATTATTGCTGGGAGATTGTTGACGCACTTCAGTTCGTTGAGGAAATAAGAAGAGAAGAACGTAAAGTGTACGGTGAAAATGATACTGTTCGGGCACGTCGTAACCCACCAAAAACAGCCCATGTTGACACAACGAAGACAGGGTCTGTTATATACTATAAGTCATGAACGATAAAGGTTCAGACCCCATCGGGCCAGAATCAATTATTATTCTAAGATGCTGCCGGGACTGGCCGGTTCAGGCTATGATCGCTATGAGAAAAGGAGGCAGATGTGGATTCTGCGGAAGAGATCCAGAAGTCGTCTTTGAACGATACACAAGACAGTGATGAACCTTTAGAGGAAGTTCTCTCTATTTTAGGTGACATTGCTGCTGAGATAGAAAGCGGTGCTGAAGTTAAAATGAAGCACCCATCAGATTTTTATTATTCAGCAGCACAAGAAGTTATAGAACTCAAAGCCCGGATTAATGAGCTCGAGATTATGCTTGATGGTGCCAAGAAAGGCGTTGAAAGATATGTCTTCGGTAAACTTGAAATCACTGACGAGCAAGGTGAAGTAATCACTGTGCTTGATGAGTGGGTTTCTAGAGAGCTTATTGAAGGCGCAATTTCAACATATGTAATAAAGGGAATCATTAAAGGAACAGAGTATCTTGAAAACAATTGATAAGACATGGCAAGAAGCAGCCAATGAGGCTATTTCTCAAATCTACACGATGACTGTAGAAAAGAACTTTGATCAAAGCCAAACACTCGTTCGTTTTATGCGTCATCGGTTTAATCAAGAAATTCAAAAGTTTGAATTTAATCAATCTATGACCGTAGAAACAGACCCTTCAGTCTGGAGCTTTATTGGTCGTCATGCTCTTAGGCTATTGTATCTTGAAGGATACTATCCTGCTCAAAACTATGTTGTAGAACTTTTGATTCGCAAGCAAAAGGATTATGGTCCTGAGAACATTGCCCGGTTTGGGAATGTGGGTCTTCTTATCAGAATGCACGACAAGATTGCCCGGTTAGAAAACATTCTTGAACGTTCCAAGAATAATTTCAACACGGCGGTTTCTGTCAATATGGTAGAGGACGAAACCATTATCGATACCCTTATCGATATTATCGGGTATTCGGCTATCGCTATCATGTGGTCAACAATCGATGCCGAGGGGCGGCGGGCCTTCCTTTACCGTGTGGCCGACTGAACTACTAGGGATTGCGTGCAATTGCGTGCAGTTGCGTGCAGTTGCGTGCAGTTGCGTAGGGTTGATTAATGAATCTTCAATATCTTGACTTCAAATACGGCATCCGGCCTCATGAGGCCAAATGGCTTATGTCATGCGACCATCTTGCCAAAACGTTTTCAACATGTGCGAAACGCCAATATTTTGCCGTTATCATCGGTGACAACAAACGTTTGTTATCACAAGGATACAACGGGTCACCGCCCGGCATGGGGCATTGTAACGAAGGATATTGTCCGAGATACAAAAACGGTTCCCCGTCGGGCAGCATATATGACGACTGCATCGCCACACACGCCGAAGCAAACGCCATCATGTGGGCCGACCCGCACGCCCGCAAAGACGCCACGCTTATTATAAATGGCTCTCCCTGCTATGGATGTGCCAAATTGATAGTTAACAGCGGCATACGGCGAATTATAGGGCAATCAGACGAAACCTACGCACAAGAGCAGCACGTATACAGCTTCCTACTTCAGAACAGAATTGACACAATTCTGCTGAAGAAAAATGAAAACCGGAAAATCCGTCAGATTATCGATCAACACATATCGTCTATCTTGTGACTCAACCTATAGCTCCCTATTCTGTAGAGCCTAACAAAACTTAAAACCAGCTCTAACCCCCCAGATTTTTCCCAAAGTCTTCCCCAGCCCGGCTAACCCCCGGGCTTTTTCCATTCCCTCAAACTTCCAGCAAAACTATCCTAAGGAAACGCCGACCCAAAACAGCAAAAAAATTTAATATATATTGGAAGAGGGTAATGCGAAGGCTCCGACCCTTGTATTTACTTGTCTTACCCTGGGTCAATCACCAACAGGGTGAGATAGGGGGTTGACGTTGGGCGATGGGGTCATTACGGTTCCACTCATCGAAGCCGCCCCGGGGCACCGGGCCATAGCGGCGGAGGCCGGTCGGGGCGACCGAGCACCTAGGTGCGATGCCCCCCCGATCGGGCCGGGATCTAGGTAGCCCGGTACCCTACTGGGGGCGCATGGCGATGCGCCCACGACCCCAAAGGGGGTGTCCAATGGACGCACTGCTCACGCAGGGTATGTCCAAGCCGACCCGGGATGAGTACACTGCGGCCGCTACTGCGGTCACAGAGTACGCCGGGAGCGGCGCCGCATCGAACCGGTTCGCCCGGGACGCTGGCAACGTTGCGATGTTTCTCATCGCACTCACGCTGGCCGACCGGATGGATCTCGCCCCGGCCGGACTGGCCGACCGGCGAGACTGGGTCCGGTCGGGCGGTTCGGCAGTCACGGCCCGCGACGGTGACTGGGACCGACTGGTCCCGGGCGGTTCACGACCGGACCAACGGTGCCAGCGTCGGCTTATGTCGGCACTGGCACTGCGGACCGGCCGGGCGATCCGCCTCGACTGGGTCAACGTCGATGGGACATTCTGGCTGGTCCGGACACGGTGACCGACGGTCGGGGGGGTGCGATCCCCCCGACCCGGGTCACCCCGGGAGTATCGAATACCGACCGGGCGCACGGAATGCGCCCATGACCCGAAAGGGGGACGCAATGTCCACACTACAGCGTATCGGGGCCGGTTTCGGCCTCGCCTGCGGCATCATCATCGCCGCTATCGGGATGGATCTCGCATGGGATACCATCGCATCGGGCGAGTTGGTCGGGGCGTTTATCGTCCTCGCATTCGTCGCCCTGCCCGGGATGGGCACGGTCGTCGGACTCACGGTCGCCATGTACCGGGAGGACATGGCCCGGGAGAGCCGGGAGTGCTTGGGCGGTTGGCACTGCTGGTGCCCCGCCTGTACCAACTACCGCACCGGGGTGGATCTCCCCGAATGACCGGAACGGCCCCGGGGCTACGGCCCCGGGGCTACGGCCCCGGGGCTACGGCCATGTACCGGCCAAGGTCGGGCCGGTCGAGTAGGCCAGGGTATCCACAACATATCCACAGGCTGTGGACAACGGCATATCCACATGTTTGTCCACACCTGTGGAAAACCCGAGTTATCCACAAATCCACAGGGGTTGTCCACAGGCTTATCCACAATCCACAGATTATGGGTGATATCCACAGGGTTTTCCACAACGTTACCCCCAGAATTGTCCACAACCTGTGGAAAACACTGTGTACAACCTGTGGAAAACCCCAGGAAATCTGTGGAAAACTTTTTGTCCACAGGGTTATCCACAGCCCTGTGGAAAACTTTGCCGGGTGTTGGGCGACGCTCTTTCGAAATTGCGCCCACACCCGCAACTATGTTAAGAAACACCGTTAGAAATTGAGCAAATGTAATGTTATCGAACGTTGTTATGGTACAGGTGTTGTGAAACCAATACCATTATGCAACAGCATTATGAAACCATGTTTGGATTATGGGTAGGTTTTCTGGTTGCATTTGCAATCGAGCAGAGTTTGGAATTGGCCAATCTGACTAGATAGGCTGACCTTGTTGGTGAACAAGCGAGCCAACAGAAAGGGGAGCCATGAAGGCTCACAAGGTCAGCAAGGAAGAGCAGGAGCAGGCTCTGGCTCTCTGCACAGAGTGGAAGGAGAGCGGTGCCGCTTCGAATCGGTACAAGGTGGACAAGGCGAACGTCTTGCTCACCGCTCTCGCTCTGAGCGCGACCCGGATGAAGGTCGCTCCGGCTCCGCTCGCAGAGCGTCGGGAGGCGGTGAAGAGCGGAGCGGTGGAAGCGTTCACCGCAGAGTGGGACGCTCTGGTGGAAGGTGAGAGCCGACCCGACCAGAAGGTGCAGCGTCGGCTCATGTCGGCTCTGGCTCTCACCGGAGCGAAGGTGCGGCTCGATTGGTGCCGCATCGGGGATACCTTCTACATCGTCCGCACCGGCTGAGCCGGAGCGGTACCCTCCCACAAGGGAGCCGGTGCTACGGCATCGGCTCCCTTTGTCATGTACCGGTGCCAGTCGAGCCAGGATCATCCACCAACGTTTTTAACGTTAAGAAATAAGATAAGCTACGCCCACGTTTTTAACGTTAAATTATTTACGATGTTTATTATGGGGCTTTAACGTTAACTTCAGTCAGATACACTTTATGGGATTTTAATTTAACGTTACAAGAAATAGGTTGCAATTGCTTTCGAGATTTGGTTTACTACTACTGTCCCAATGTTTCCTACCAAGGAGTGTTCGATATGTCCGATTCAATCATCCCGAATGCCATCGGAATCCAAGATTGGATTACCGATTTCCCCGTCCAGATCCTTACCGTTAACAACGGCGAGGTGCACTTCAAGGTGGAAATCTTCGGCCGGATCTGCGAAGGCCGTCTCCCCGTCGATTTCTTCAAGTTCATCCCCCCCTACAACGACGGGGGGATTCTTTGTGGAGAGTGGATTTCTCCACAAGGTTGGGCATGTGCGCCTGCAGTTTGGGCGGATGATCCGTATTCGGGGAAGCCGAGTCGGGCAGATGGACCCTGTGATTCGTGCACCAATACTGCTGATGTAATCTGCTCAACCATCAACGAAGAGAAGAGTCTGTGCCAAGACTGTTTCGAAACCTTGTTCTTGTAACCACCTACCGTTAAGAAACGGAAAGACCCCGGCCATCTGGCCGGGGTTTTTCTTACGTTAAAAACATACTAACGTTAAAAAACACGTAACGTTAAAAAATGGCGGGTGCTTCGGTGCGAATACCAGCGCCTTGCACCCGTGAGTTTTTAACGTTAACCATACTGAAATTGATTATGGGATCTTAACGTTACCCTTCAGCAAATACACTTTATGAATTACCAATTTAACGATAGAAGAAAAGTATTGCGTATTGGACTCGACCATGCATAAAATGGGCGAAGCCCGGTGGGAATGGCCCACCGGCAGGACGGAGGGAGAACCCAACGTGAAGAACGGAACAGAGTACGTCAAGGTCACGAATCTGGAGAACGGTGACAGACTGGCACCGGATTTCATCGAGAAGAATGAAAAGGTCTGGACGTCCATCATCGTGACCCACAATCTGACGTTGGACGCCGACCATGTCATCGGGAACACGTTCGTTATGAATCAATTCCGCAGGCCGGAAGTGATCGTGATCGGCACCCTGCCTGCCGGTGTGGTACAGGAATCGGAGTACGGCGATGCAGGCATCGAATTGCACGTTGAGTGCCGGTGGGATTCTCTGGAGGACGGCTACCAGTGCGCGGCCCGGGGCATCGCCGCTATCCTCGACCCGGACTGCACGTTCGAGCGTTACAAGAAGTAATCTACCGTTAAGAACGTCAGAGAGGCTCCGGTCGAAAGGCCGGAGCTTTCTTTGCGTTAAAAATATTCTAACGTTAAGAACATCCTAACGTTAAGAAGGCGGGTGCTTCCGTCAGAATACCATGACATTGCACCCGCGAGTTTTTAACGTTAACTATCCTCAAGTTTATTATGTGATCTTAACGTTAATTGTCGTCGTTACCTTTATGGGGAAAATCAATCCTAACGGTAGATTGATAGAGTTGCTTTTTGCTTACCAATGGAACTAGGCTAGGGATTCCAAGCAATCCCGACCCGAAAGGAACCGCAATGACGAACCGCGAAATTTCCGAACTGGCTAACAACATCGTGGACAGACTCCACGAACTGGCCGAGGCAATCGATTCGGTCTACTACGAGGAGTGCGCCGATTCGGCCTGCACCAACGCCGAGCCTCTGAACGACACGTTCCGGGTTCTCCGTCATCTTGTTGCTACCGCCGGGCTTGTTAACGCTAGCGGTCTGTGCGACCTGTACAACAAGCCCGAATGGGTCACGGCGCATGCCTTCATGACCCTTGACTACGAGTGGAACATCTGACCGTTAAAAAGGAGAAGCCATGAACCACCCGTTGGGATGGGAGTTCACCGTTAACTTCTGGATCGTGGTGCTCTGTACATGGGGCATCATCGGTCTGGTACTCAGAGGGAAGGGGGACTGAACGTTAAGAACCCGGGGAGGTGGACCCCGGGTTTTTTAACGCTTGAAATATTCTTAACGTTAAAAGCTGGCGGGCGTAACGTTAAACGACGCTTAACGTTACGCCCGCAGATTTTTAACGATAAGAAAGCACAAGTTTATTATGAGATTCTAACGTTACTATTCACTTAATACACTTTATGGATTACCAATTTAACATTACAAAAAAAGTGTTGACTATGTATGCCGTTCTGCTAGGATTCCGGTATGAAGAAATGGGAGAAGGAAATAGCCGAACTAGCAGCCGAGTTCGGCAGGGCTATCGTTAAGACAAACGGTGGTCACTACAAACTAGTTCGCCCTGGCTCTCAACCGGTGTTCGTTTCTTCCACACCATCAGACTTCAGAACGTTAAAGAATACTCGTCGGGATCTACGGCGACATGACAACCGGGAAGGAGGTGAACGTTAAAATGAAGAAGATGTATTACGTCTGGAATGGCTACTACGTCGAACATCAGGGCACGAAGGAGTCCTGCGAGGAGTTCATCCGTAACGCTAAGTACATGTTCGGCACGACCGGCCTGTCCATCGTCATCCAGAAGAACGGACGTTACGTCCCCGCCTGAACGTTAAGAATCCGGCTCTTACCCCCCGAGAGCCGGATTTTTAACGCTTAGACAAAAGTTAACGTTAAAATGCGGGTGTAACGTTAAGCACACCATTAACGTTACACCCGGGGTTTTTAACGTTAAGATTCGTCTGGCTTGAGTTTATGTTTTTAACGTTAGCCCGCCCTTTATGGAGCTTAACGTTAGGCAATCGACATGAGCTTTATTAACGATAGCCGGAAGTTAACGTTACGGGGCAAACTCGACCCAGATCACCGTAATGAGATCGTAATAATCCTGTAACGTGTCTGTCACCACAAACGCAGTCGGATTAGGTATCGTTCTAGGTGTTGGGAACAAGCCCAACACAGAGCACCGAAAGGGTGACCGACATGGCAGCGAACAAGAACAACGACTGGGCATTCGAAGAGATCGACGAGAGCGAGATCACGGCCGTGCGCCGGGGGCGCAAGAGCAACGTCGATCCGGCGTTTGTGGAGGCTCTCAAGGGGATGACCCCCGGCCGGGCGATCCGCATCCCGGCGCAGGCTCTCGATCCCAAGGCACCGACCTACAAGACCGACAAGGCCCGGGTCTCGGCCTCGCTCCGCACGGCGATGCGTGCGGCCGGTCACACGTCGTTCACGATCGTGTTCTCCCCGGAGGGTGTCCCGCAGATCCGTCTCAAGTGACCCCCCATCCCCCCCCGGACAGCCCCCGGCCAACAGGCCGGGGGTTTGTTCGTGGTCGAGTACTCCTAACGTTAAGAACCTCCTAACGTTAATTTTTTTTGACGATAGAATCTTAACGTTAAAGACTCATTCCTTAACGTTAAGAACGGCGGGCGTAACCGTAACAACAAGTAGTGTTACGCCCGTGGATTTTTAACGTTAAATGTTGCTATCTTTATTATGTGTTTTTAACGTTAAACCTTAGCCATAAACTTTACACCTCGACCAATTAACATTAGAAAAAAAGGCTTGTGATCCTGGCCTAATCTGATAACCTACTGGTATGCGAATGAGTGAACGTACCCCATGTCAGAACTGCGGTCTCCGGATGGCCGTCCCCGCTGTGCTCTGCACCCGCTGTGCGGCGTCCAGAGAGATTCGGGAACAGTTTAACGTTTGGACTCCGGCCGACCTTGACCTGACCGACCTGACCCATACCGAGCGCATGCTCGCATTCATCTATTGCGTGACCGGTGACATTTCCGACTACTTCGATCACTTTGTCGTTAAGAACGACGAGGTCGAGGAAGAGGACACTCTTAACGTTTCGATCAGGTACTGTGATAATCGGATTAACTTCGGTAAATACAGGGCATAGTCCTACCGTTAAAAACCCCGGCATCCAGTCGGGGCTTTTTAACGCTTAAAAATATGTTAACGTTAAAATCGGAGGGTGTAACGTTAAAAGCCCTTAACGTTACACCCGAGCGGTTTTTAACGTTAAGATTATGAAGTTGAGTATGAATTCTTAACGTTAACCCGGCCTTTATGGGACTTAACGTTAACCAATCTCTTTATGAGCTCTTAACGATACATACTCGACCGCACTCGACCGCCTCCTGGTTGCATTTGCAACTATCGGATAGGGTGGAAATGTTGGGATGGGCGATAGCGTTTCCAATGTCACCTAAGGGACTGAAACGGAAGTAGGTCCAGAACGGAGAATGACATGGCAGGAAAGACGACTCACGGATGGGACTTCGAGGAGATCCCTGAGGACGAGATTCAGGCGGTCAGGCGTGGACGGAAGTCCAACGTGGACCCGGCTCTGGTGGACGGACTGCGGACCCTCACGCCGGGTCGCGCCATCCGCATCCCCTCGCAGAAGTTGGACCCGACCGCGGCCAACTACCGGACGGAGAAGGCGCGCGTGTCCGCATCCCTGCGGGTCGCCATGCGCGCGGCGGGGCACACCTCCTTCGCCATCATCTTCTCGCCCGACGGCGTTCCGCAGATTCGCCTGAAGTGACCGGTGTGCCGGTGAGGGTCGAGTGACCCTCACCGGCCAGGGTCTACCGTTAAATTTTTTTTCGGTCGAGTTTCTTAACGTTAAAAGCCAGGGGAGAAGAAGTTAACGTTAAGAAACAACCCGAGTCAGAACTTAACGTTAAGAACCGGCGGGCGTGACCGATTGATCGGTGAAATGACACGCCCGTTTATTTTTAACGTTAAGAATTCAAAAAGTTTAATGTATTTCCTAATCCGTTTTCTCATCATTTATCCAATCTATTAATTCTAATTACCTTTATGGGTAACGTTATGCTAATACTGGTTCGTTTTTAACGTTAAGAATGGGTTCAGGTGGAGTATGCGGTCTTAACGTTAAGTTCCTATGACTGATCTATTCCCTTACTCAATCCCTTATCTCTTGTTACCTTTATGCTCGACCTATATAGGGAGCAGTATAGGTAGCAGTATAGGTACCTAAACCCTGGCGGATTAGATGTCTATATCTCTAGGGAATAAGAACACTTAATAGACCCCCAAAATCCCCCGCAACTTTCGTTGTATATATCATCGTTGTAATTTGGACTAATAGGGTCATTAAATCGATCACCGTCCAAATCGACACATTTCCCCCCACATTTGCCGGTTGTACGATAGTTATATCTATCAGTTCTTTTTTTATTTAACGTAGATCCCTTTATGGGCGTACCTACACTACGTTAGGTTACTGAAGACATAGATAAACCCTTACCCAACCCGGCCGGGTTAAAGTGTTCTTCTTCCTATATAGGGGTATACACACAACCAATAAGCCTATCTATTAATTTACCTAGGGATAGATAAAAAAAGGCGGGTTAAGTGTTTCTATTCTCCTATATAGGGGAGAACACAACACCTAACCCGCCTAATTTCTTAAAACTGTTAAAAATCCCTAGGAAAATAACAAAAAGCGTACCTTTCTGAGCAAAAACACCAGCAAATTCAACACATCCTGAGCTTTATTGTGCACATAAACCGAGAACGCTGGACACGTTTAGGGTATTTGCTGTATCAATCTATGAAGGAATTAATAGAGGTGTATCGATATCTGGGGAGTGTAGATACATCTATCTATGTATGTTCCTATATACATAATACCTACCCTAACCCCGCCGGGGTTCGTACCTCTATTCAGAAAGGTTCATTCGGATCGTATTGCTTATTAGGATACGTATTCTCATGAATACCGGCATATGTTTCCCAACGGACCGACCTTATCTGATATACAACAGTCCATCGTGTATCACAGCCAACACACTCATACTCTTCAATCATCTCATTAGGAGGCATATCCATACGTGACTGAAAATCACCATACGATTCCCCGCACTCAGGACACATATCAGGCTCTTTCATTAGCCGCCTCCATAGCATGGAAAGCACACTCGAACAGATTCACTTCATTACCCAAAGAATCAAACCAAACCCCCGAAGAATCCTTGTAGTAATCAGAATCCCAACCCCACTCTTCAAGATTAAGGTAATCATTAGAAGCCAACCAGGCACCCAACCTTGTACCCTGAGAGAACAAAAGCCTATTATCCATCAGTACTCCTCCCCGCTAGAATCAAACAAAGAAAAAGTCCTACTCGTTGACCTAAACTCTGTATGCAGAAGATTGTCGATATGAATCAAAACATCATCAAGATCAGGATTCTCATTACCAGAAGCAATAAGCTCCCGAACAATATCCTCAGTCACATAACGAACACTCAGAACAGCATCAAAGTATTCCGGCATATCATTCTTCATCATGTTCTCCTTATCCATTGACAACGATCCTTTTCGCAATTTCCTTAGCCGCATCTGACCAATACTCGCCACCTTTGTCCATCGCATCAATAGGATGCTTCAAAGTAGCGACATACCATTCGAGTTCCCTAGATCCTTCAGCCCACTCACAAGCATCATCAAAACTTGCGAAAGGACCAAAAAGCTCGAACCCCTCAAAGATATTTCCCGATAAAACTATATAAATCTTATCCATCATAACCCTCCGGCATAATCGAATAACTATCTTCCATAGTCATACCTAAAGTACCACCACGGTCCCACTTCACATGCAAAGTCAAAGCATCATCCTCATATAAAACAGTTCCCTTATCCCCACACTTAAGATCAGTGTAAGGATCAGTACAATGCTGAAGAATGACCCTTCGACCGGCTAAAGTCCTATCCAAATGCATAGCAAACTACCTCCACAGTCCTCTCAGACCCCTCTAATTTTGCTTCTAAGACGAATAAAGCATGGGGCTTGCAAAACACCCCATGCCCATTCTTAAATTACAATTGTCCTTATGATAATTGTTTTGTAGTATTAGGATTATTCTTAGGTATGATTCTTGAGATAAAGAACAAATTCTTCGAAAGAAAAATCTTCAAAGAGTTCCATGTTTCTTTCCTCATAGAAGTATTCGTAAAGTGCTGGAATATCGAATTGACCAGAACCGGCCCTTCTCACAAGCACTTCACCTCCGTCAGAAACAACAATATCATCACCCATTATGATTGATGACCCATTGCTCATTCACAAAATCAGATGACAAATTTCGTGGATGGAAAACATAGTTGTTTCCATCGATACAGGTAAAGCTAATTTCGTGTTTATTCGCAAGCCTAAACATCATCATATCAATGCTCTGATCCAGAGCATCACCCACAGGACGACCCATATCCAAATGAACACCGTCCAGATCGGATATCAAATCATCCAACTCAATAAAAGTTTCATCATCAAACGCCATAGTGTAAATAGTTAGATTGTTCACATCACTCCCACATGTAATTAGAGTTGGACCTTGAGACACCCTTGCGAGCATCCATTCTTTTGACCTTCTTCCCAGAAAAACCCACGAAGGAACTTCCTGTCACAAGAAGGGCAAACATACCACCTATTACCCATACCAATGTAACGAACATGCTTACCAATCGTCTCATTCTTCTGCTTCTCATTGCTAGCCAACTTTGCCGGCTTCTTACCTGCCATCACTCACCATCCTTTACTTTTGTGTGGAACATTCTATCAAGATCATCGCCTTCAAGATTCTTAATCATATCGAAATATTCTTCTTCATGAAAGAACTCTGGAAGACCGAACATAAACCCGGGACCATTACCTTCTGGATCTTGTGAAAGCTCACAGTCAAATGTGTTCTTGTCTTTATCCTCAAGAACAAGAACAGTCCAGAATGAATTATCATATTCATCGTATCGAGCCTTGACCCCGACAACTTTACAACCAACAAGAGATTTGTAATATCCCTTGATCCAATCTGCCTGAGCAATCAAAGATCTCTTTGCACCATCATAAAGCATCAGTAATCACCCCTACCGCAAAGAAGTTCATAGTCACCGCTTAGAACACCACGAATTGCTTTAGCCGCAATCTTTGGAGTGACAAGAGACAGATCAAAGCCAATATAAGGGTCTAGATCAAGACCAAGATCACTTGCATATTCCTGCCAGAACCGATTGTGCTCGTCATCAGTAAATAGAGCAGCACCTTCCTCTTTTGTCAGACCAAGGTAATCACAAGCCTCAAGCAAAATAGGAAGATGAGCAGCATATGAATCAACTGTATTGTCATACAACTGACCGCCAGTACGATCTTGTACCGTTTCAGCATGTGGACGATTGACAGCAAAATCATGCTTTAGAACAACAGCCCAGCCAGCAATACATGCAGCACTATCGCAGTCATACCCATTCATCTTCTGGATAGTATTCGTAACAAAAGGAAGATCCTTATGCTCTTCAGGATCTTCACCGTAAGTGCTAGGAACAACAGTTTCACCACGGTATGTGGAAAACCAGTTGCCCATATCAAACTTCATAGGCTTAAGGCTGTCAAGAAGATCGGCCAATAGTGACATTCTTTCTTTATTCATCATATTCTCCTTTGATCAGAGTTCCCACTCGCCACTTACAATCTTACGCAAACCATAGGCAGCACCTTTACTGCTTAAATCATCAGCACTATCTTCACCCAAACCAACCTCATAAGCATGCTCAGCCCATATACTAAGAGAAGAATAGTAAAAGAGTCGATGACGCTGTTCATCAGTAAGGTCCAAATAATTTACAGCTCTATCTTCAATAGTATTAATGTTGCAATCAACAACTTCTAAATCATTTTCAAGAGCAACAGCCCAACCAGCAATACAAGCAGCAGTATTACACTTGTAAGCAGACAAATCAACCATGTCTTGACAAAAATGATCTCCGCTATCTTCGTCATAATCAGAAGTCCAATACTGAATATTAAACTGTTGTGGTTGAATTGTATCTAGCAGATCTGCTAGAAGCAGCATTCTTTCCTTATTC